GGCCAGGCCGAACGCAGCGGGCGCGCCGGTCGAGCCGGTCAACATCACCCCGTATGGCACGACCGGCGCGCCCGCTGCGTTCGGCCTGGCCTGCCAGATCGACGCCACCACCGAGGACCTGCGCGTCGTCGCGGATCCTGATGCTGCGGCCTACGGGTTCCTCGTGCGCCCGTATCCGTCCCTTTCCGGCAACAACGCCGCCTCCCAGGGCCTGGGCCAGGCGGTTCCGCCGGCCGAGGGCGTGGTCGGCGTGATGGTGCGTGGCTACATGACCGTGAAGCTGGGTGGCAGCACCGCCGCGGTGAAGGGCGCCGCGGTCTACGTGTGGTCGTCCGCCGACTCTGGCGCGCATGTGCAGGGACAGGTCGAGGCGGCCGATCCCAGCACCGATGGTTTCGTGCTGGCACGGTCGTATTTCATGGGGCCGGCCGATGCGGACGGCAACGTCGAGATCGGCTTCAACATCTAGGCCGCGATCGGCTTCAACACCTTATCGGGCGAAAGGAAAACCTCACCCCATGTCGAACCGTTCCCTTCTGCGCGCCGGTACCGTCCTGAACCAGGGCGCCGTCCGCAAGCTGATCCGCAACGTCGCATTCGGCGACTCCGGATCCGCAATGCACACCTTCGACCAGGCGACGCTGGATGCCACCGGCGCGTTCTTGACGAGCGAACTGCTCCGCCTGGACCAGCGCGACTATCTGCCCTTGGTTCAGACGTTCTGGAAGCGCGATATCGACCTGCGGTCGGACGTGACCATGGGCGACGAACAGTCCGGCTTCATCAACACCGGCTGGGCCGCGGCCGGCGGCGTCAACCCCACCGGCATCAACTGGGCCAGCCAGAACGCCAACGCGCTGCCGCGCGTTCAGCTTGACGCCGGCCTGACCACGAAGCCGCTGCGCCCGTGGACCCTCGGCGTCGAATACACCGTGTTCGACCTGGCCAATGCCCAGCGCATCGGCCGCCCCATCGACGCCACGCAGGTGGATGTGATGGAGCAGAAGTGGGACATGGACGTCGACCAGATGGTTGCGATCGGCGACACCGGCGTCTCCGCCTACGGGATGTATAACAACCCGGCGGTCACCCCGTACAACGTCGATGCCGGCGCGTCCGGCAACCTGGCCTGGTCCACGAAAACGCCGTCCGAGATCCTGAACGACGTCAACACGCTGCTCAACGCGGTGTGGGTGGCATCGGCGGTCGCCCAGGTGCCGGAGGACCTCCGTCTCCCGACGCTGCAGTTTGGCTACATCGCGTCCACCCCGGTGAGCACCGCGGGCACGATGTCCATCCTTGAGTACGTGGCCACGAACTGCATCAGCTACGCGGCGAACGGCCAGAAGCTGCGCATCTTCCCCAGCAAGTGGCTCGACGGTCGCGGCGCCTCCAGCAGCGATCGGATGGTTGCCTACACCCGGCGTGAGAACTTCATCCGCTATCCCCTGGTGCCGAAGGCGATGACGCCGGTGCAGTATCGTGGGATCTGGCAGTCCTCGACCTATTTCGGTCGCCTGGGTGAGGTCGAGTTGGTGTATCCCGGCACGGTCGGCTACGCGGACGGCATCTGAGCGCGCGGCAACCGAACTAATCGCAGGGAGTACTGGCTATGCCGACGATCAATGTGGCGACGAAATTCCAACTGATGACCCGGGACCGGCTGAACAAGGCGGTGTTCCGGACGTTCGATGTTGGCCTGCACGAGGTCGACGAGAGGACCGCGGCGCATCCGTACGTGAAGGCGAACCTGGTCAACGCCGAGCAGACCGTTCTGCCGAAGCCGGGTTCTCCGGAAGCCGCTCGCCTGATCAACCAGGCTGCGGAAGCCGCGCGAGACGCGGTTGCTCGGGTGCTGTTCGCCGCCCACAACAAGCCTCTGACGCCGGAGATGATGCAGGAGATCAAGGAGGCGATCCCGGCCCAGAGCGACGGCAAGGGGCCGGCTGCTGGTGCTGACGCCGGTGGCGGTGCTGACGCCGGTGGCGGTGCTGGTGCTGACACCGCTGCTGGTGCTGGCGCCGAAGCGAAGGAGCCGGCGCCGAAGCCGGCCGCCCCGGCTGCTGTGGCACCCGCGAAGCCAGCCTCCAAGCCTGCCGCCTGACCACTGCCGCGCGCGCGTTGCTGCCGGGGCACCGGTAGCGCGCGCACGCGGTTGGATTTCCCGCCCGCTGTCGCCGCGCCGGCTTGCCGCCGCCCCACCGGGGCCCGGTGTTCCGGACACGCCGCCAGCGGGCAAATTTCCCGCCCTCCTGCGGGGCTTGAGGGGGCAGCGTGACCGTCACCGAATTCCGCACTCGCTTCCCCGAGTTTGCTGACGAGGCGATCTACCCAGACGACTCGGTGCAATTCTGGCTCGACATGGCGGACCGGTTCCTGGTCGCCACGCGCTGGGGCGACGCGCTACCGCTCGGCCTGGCGCTTTTCACCGCGCACAACATGGCGCTCGACCGGCAGACCTTCCTGTCCGGCCAGCGCGGCGCCGCTCCCGGGATTTCGGGCGGCGTGATGGCGTCGAAATCGCTGGGCGGGGCATCCGTCTCCTACGAGAGCGTCCAGGCGCTGTTCAACGACGCCGGCGCCTGGGCCCTCACGCAGTACGGCCGCCGGTTCTGGACGCTGATCCGGCTGATGGGGATGGGAGGCATGCAGATATGAAATCCGGCGCCTACGTCCTCACCGACAACACCGCCGCTCTCAAGCGCGCGATCGCGGAACTGACCGGCACCCAGGTGATGGTCGGCATCCCCGCCACGACAGCCGGCCGGTCCAAGGGCGCGATCGACAACGCCACCCTGGGCTACATCCACGAGAACGGCTCGCCGGCGGCGAACATCCCGGCCCGGCCGTTCCTGCGGCCTGGCGTGCGCAATGCCCAGGCGAAGATCACCCAGCAGCTTCGCAAGGCTGGCGTTGCAGCCCTGGCCGGCAATTCCTCCGGCATGGTGCGCGCGATGACGTCTGCCGGCCTGGTCGCGCAGTCCTCCGTCCGCGCCAAGATCACCGATGGTCCGTTCCAGGCGCTTTCGGCATCGACGCTGCGCGCCCGGCGCCGCCGCGGCCGTACCGGTACGCGCCCGCTGATCGACACCGGTCAGCTTCGCCGCGCCATCACCTTCGTCCTCCGCAAGAAGGGGAAATAGCGTGGCGCTTCTCGACCTCTCGGAACTGATGACGGATCCCGACTTCGTCGACGATTTCACGATCGTCCGGAAGGCTCAGTCCGTCAGCAACACGGGCCGCACCGTGACCACCAGCACGAACGAGGCGGCCACCGGCTCCATCCAGGCGGCGAGCGGCAAGACGCTCGAGTTGTTCCCTGACCTGGCGCGCGCCCAGGGCCAGATCGAGATCTGGACGCAGTCCCGGTTGCACGCGCCGGCCGAGGGGTCGGGCGCCGACGAAATCCAGTGGGACGGCCGCCGCTATACCGTCTCGGCCGTGCGCGACTGGCGCAACTGGGGCACGGGCTGGAACGTCGCGATCGCCGACCTGCGCAACCTACTCGAGCCGGAATTCGACGAATGACCGAAGTTGTCGTCCTCTCGTCGAAGCTGATCACGCGCAAGTATGGCGACGATGGTCCGACGTTTCACGAGCATTGGTGCCCGGGTTGCGAGCAGACCCACGTGATCGCTGTTGTGCAGCCGTTCCGGAACGGCGCGCGCTGGACATTCGATGGCAACGCCGAAGCGCCCACCTTCTCGCCTTCGATCAATATCGGCCCTGGCACGCCGCTCCAATGCCACTATTTCATCCGCGCTGGGCAGATCGACTTTTGCGGCGATAGCCGACATGCGCTGGCCGGCAAGATCGTGCCGATGCCCGACATTCCGGAAAGGTGCCTCGAGCCGTGAGCGGCAACACATCCGCCACGGGCGGCTTCCTGCCGCCGGCCGCCTCGCCGACCGTGCTGGAGGACCCGGGCCTCACCGACCTGCTGACCGCCCTGGTGGTCGGCACCACGGGCATCGCCGCCACCCTGGTGCGCCCGCGCTGGCAGCCGGAGCCGCCGAACACACCGCCGGCGACCACGGACTGGTGCGGCGTCGGCATCATGCGCCGCGTCGGCGAGGGCGGCCTGCCCTATATCGCCCACGACCCGGGCGACGGCCTCGACCCGGAGACGGCATCGGACCAGATGCAGCGCCACGAGATCCTCGAGGTCCTGGCATCGTTCTATGGCCCGAACGCGGCTGCCAAGGCGGAGGCGCTGAACGATGGCCTGTACGTCGCGCAGAACCGCGAAACGCTGTTCCTGGCCGATGCGGCGGATGAGGACGGTGAAGTCG